TATTCGCCAATGGTTGAGGAAACGCCAATTATTGAGCAATTTCCAGACAATTTTTCTTACGATCAATGCGCTGAATTATTGAATGGAGTTGGATTAACAAGCGTACCTTGCTGGATAAGACCTGTATATACTTTGTCCAATGGTCAAAAAGCAAGGGCAGAGATTGCATTGATGTTGGCCAGCGATAGGCAAATATTGGTAATAGATGAATGGACTAGCGTAGTGGATAGAGTAGTAGCTAAAGCCATGAGTAACAATATACAGAAAATGATAAGAAAGTCTGGCAAGAAATTAATTTTATTATCTTGTCATTATGACGTATTTGAGTGGCTGAATCCTTGTTGGGTTATAGATTGTAATAAGCAATCATATATTGATCGGAGGTCTCTTTGGCGAAATTATGAGCGAAAAGAAAGACTTGAGTTCAAAATTTATGAAACCGAACGGAGCAGTTGGAAACATTTTAGCAAATTTCACTATTTAAGCGAAAGATTGGGCGGTGCATTTGGTATATATTTTGGATTGTTCTCAGGGCAAGAGCAAATAGGTTTTCAAGCATTTAACAATTATGTGCCATACAGAAAAGATGGAACAAGAATGTTATTGCATTCTAATCGCTGTGTTATACACCCAGATTATGTTGGTTTAGGTTTAGGTGGTATATTGGTTAATACAACCAGTGAATTATTAGCAAAAGAATATGATATAAGGGCTAAGTTTTCTAGCGTACCAATGTATAAGTTTAGACAGAAATGTCCTGATAAATGGAAATTGTTGCAAATAAATAGACAAATCAAGAAAGTGAAGCATGGCGGAACAATGGATAGAAAAGGTGGATTCAGAGAAAAAGTAAAAACATATAGCTATAAATGGATAGGTGGCAATAATGATACTTTATGGAAAAATAGATAAAATGCGGTCATTGTCCAATATTAAAAGGTTCAAACATGAGTGATAAAACTATTGAGTTCAATTTAGATAATCTTAGAAACCTTTGCGCTTTGAATTGTACGCATGACGAAATAGCATCTTATTTCAATGTAAGCACTAAAACCATTCAGAGAAGGATTAATGAAGAGCCTGAATTTGCTGAAGCAGTGGAAATGGGTAAGGCTAAAGGCAGATTAAGCTTAAGGCGACAACAAATGAAGTTAGTAGAAAGTGGTAATGCCACTATGGCTATATGGCTTGGCAAGCAATTATTGAATCAAACAGATAAGCAAGAAATTGATCAATACAATCATGGCGATAAAATATCCATTGAAATAGTTAACCCTGATTCTCTTTAATAATCCCATGGGTTCTCTATGGCTAGATTATATCCAACGAAACCTCAGTTTAAATACATAAATTCCTCCGCAAAGTTTCCAGCGTTAGTTGCTGGCTTTGGAGCGGGGAAAACAGAAGCCGCTGTTCAACGGTGCATAATAGGAAAATTAAGGAATCCAGAAACAAATAGGGGTTTTTATGAACCCACTTATGACTTGGTGAGAATGATTGCATGGCCTCGCTTCGAGGAAATACTTACTGAGTTATCAATACCTTACAGATTACATAAGTCGCCACTGAATTGCATAGACTTAGGGCGTTATGGAAGAATTATATTTCGTTCAATGGAAAACATTGACAGGATAATTGGTTACGAACACGCTGATGCAGACATTGATGAGTTAGATACTCTTAAAACGAATGATGCGGCAAAGGCGTTCAGGGCTATTATGGCAAGGAATCGTCAAATAAAACCAAGTGGAGAACCTAATTCTATAGGTGTAACAACTACTCCTGAGGGATTTAAGTTTGTTTATCAAACATGGAAAAAAGACCCAAAGCCCGGATTTGAGATAATACAAGCTCCAACTGATTCCAACCCACACTTACCAGATGATTATGTTTCTAATTTAAAGGCAATTTATCCAACACAATTATTGGAAGCATATATAAAAGGAGAGTTTGTAAACTTAGCGCAAGGCACTGTTTATACTGGATTTAACAGAGATTCTAATGCCAGTAATGAATACGTTATGGAGGGAGAAACATTATTTGTTGGAATGGACTTTAACGTAACAAATATGAGTGCTGTGGTTTATGTGGAAAGGTCAGACGCTTATCACGCTGTTGATGAATTTATTGGAATATATGATACGCCAGCTATGATTCATGCTTTGAAAGAAAAATTCATTAATAACTCGGTCATTATTTATCCAGATGCAAGCGGTAAAAGCAGAAAAACAGTCGATGCAAGTATAAGCGACATAAGTTTGTTGGAGTCTGCTGGCTTTGATATTAGGGTAAATAAAAAGAATCCATTTATTAAGGATAGAGTCATGGCATCTAATGCGGCTTTTGAGTCAAAGGCTGTAAGGGTTAATAATTTGCTTTGCCCAGAATTAACTGGTAACTTGGAGCAACTTAGCTATGATGCTAATGGTATGCCTGATAAATCAAGCGGTTTAGATCACTTGGTAGATGCGGCAACTTATTTCATAGCTTATGAGTTGCCTATAAATAAACCAATATCGGTTGTTCCATTTAAATTTGTGATGTGATGCTATGAGTGTTGACCAACAAAATCCAGAATATACAACATATTTGCCTGAATGGAAAAAAGTGCAAGATGCTTGTGAAGGACAAAGAGCTATAAAGCTAGGTAAGGAAAAATATTTACGGCCAATGGAAGGCGTTTCAATTAGAGATAACAGATATATCAGTTATTTGAATCGGGCTGTATTTGTTAATTTCACTGGTAGAACAAAAGAAGGTTTAAACGGTGCTATTTTTAGAAATAATCCAGAATATGATTTACCTGTTGGTTTGGAATATTTAGAAAGTAATGCTGATGGAGCTGGAGAATCACTTGTAAGTGTGGCTAAAGATATATGTGGTGAAGTCATCGCAAAAGGCAGGCACGCTATATTGGTGGACTTTCCTGCAATTGATGAAGGTTTAACTTTAGAGCAACAGCAATTAATTCAGCCAACAGCAAATTTAAATCGTTATACAGCAGATAATTTTATAAATTGGGATGTTGGAGTTATTGGCGGAAGAAAAGTTTTAACTATGGCTGTGCTATGTGAGCTATACGATAATGACGATGATGAGTTCAATTATGAAATGCTCAAACAATATAGAGTTTTACGTTTGAGAGATGGCGTTTATACTCAACAGGTATATAGAAATGAAAAACCATATAGCGAAGAATTTGAACCAAAAAGAGCAGACGGATCAACATTTGATTTCATTCCTTTGTTTATCGTTGGAAGTGAAAACAATGATGCTAGCGTTGATGTTCCACCTCTTGCTGATATTTCTAATGTTAATATCGCTCATTATCGTAATTCTGCTGACCTTGAAGAAAATTGTTTCATTCATGGTCAACTTACCCTTGGCGTTAGTTCGTCTATGTCTTTATCCCAATTCGCTGAAGCAAACCCCAATGGAATAACTGTTGGAAGTATGGCTGGACACTTTCTTGGAGAGCAAGGCGGTTTCAGTTCGGTGCAAGCAAGCGAAAATCAATTAGCTGATAGGTTAATGGAAAGAAAAGAAGAACAAATGAGAAAACTCGGAGCAAGAATGGTCGAAAATTCTCAGGCTAAAACAGCAACGCAAAGCCGTATTGATGCAACGGGAGAATCAAGCATATTAAGCACTATAGCCGATAATGTTTCTGAAGCGATCCAAACCTGTATTTCTTGGTGCGGTGACTTCATGGGCGTTCAATCGGATGATTATGAATTTACGTTAAATAAAAAATTCTTTGATGATGATGCTAATCCACAATTATTAATGGCCGCTATTCAGTTAAATGATCGGGGAATTATTGCTAAATCTGACTTACAAGACATGGCAAGAGCGCAAAGTATTGTTAAGGCAGAAAGAACAAATGAAGATATTGATGACGAAGTAACTATTCAAGCACCCATCTAATGGCTAATGAAGATTTCGATATTGACGTAACAACTCGTCATGCGGTATTTGTCGAGAGATATTCTGGCGGATTATCAAAAAGGTATATTTCAAGGTTAGATAAAACTTTGAAAAGAATTAAAGGTTTGCTCAATGAGGAAAATATTGAGCGAATAGATAAAGCTAGGCTACAAATACTAACATTAGACATAGAACAATTGATGGCTGGAGAATTGAATGCCGCGGCTGTTCAGACTATGGAAGAATTGAATCGCTTTGTTTTACAGGAAGCGTCATTCGCATATGATTTATTAGACGTAAATATAAAACCTGCCTTTGAAGTAGTCTTACCGACTAATAACCAAATACAAACTGCATTAGCTCAACGCTCTTTTTCTCCTGATGGTGGAAAAACATCAACAAGTATTTCCAATGTTTTGGACACTTTTGGGGCTAATAAAATTACACAGGTTAAACAAGCAATCACTGATGGTATTTTATTAGGAGAAACAGCACCGCAAGTTACTGAAAGAATATCTGAAATAAGCAAATTATCCAAAGGTCAGGCAAGAACATTAACACGAACTATGACTAATCAAGCATCTGGACACGCTCAACAAGAAGTTTTTATGCGTAATCAACATTTGATGCAAGGTTATCGCTGGATTAGCACTTTGGATACTAGGACATCTCTCATATGCGCTGGTAGGGATGGTAAAGAATATTCATTTGATGAAAGTAATCCTAAACCATTAGCGCATTGGAATTGCCGATCAAAAATAGTCGGAATTATAAAAGATGAATATGCCGTTAAAAAACGCGGAGAAGCAGAGCGTTTCAGTCGTGGAGATGATGGCGGAGAATATATTTCTGCTAAAACAAATTATGGACAATGGTTGAAAAAACAACCAGCGGCTTTCCAAAAAGAATATTTTAGCCAATTTCCTAATGGTGAAGAAAAATATAAATTATTTAAAAAAGGTGGTCTAAAATTAGACAGATTCACCAGTAATGCTGGCTCAAGTTATACTTTGGATGAATTACGGTCACTAAATCCAATACAATTTGCTAAAGCTGATATTTAATGGTATAAGGATGCGGTTGCAGGGCAACAATTATTGATGGGGTCAATAAAATGATTGAATATCAGATTGATAGCGATAAATTCGCTAATTTACCAGAAGAACAGAAAGCGTTATATAACGAATCAGACGGTAATTATCAGTTAAATGTAACTGGAGTACCAAAAGAGGATGTTACTGGTTTAAAAAATAAAATTGATGAACTACTTTCTGAAAAGAAAACCGTTCAGCAAAAAGCATTGGAGGCTGAGGAAAAAGCGCAAGCGGAAGCTATCGAAAGAATGAAAAAAGCTAAGGATTATGAGCAGTTATACCAAAGCTCAGAATCTGAAAGAGAGAAAGCATCGCGTGAACTCTCCGAGCTAAAAGCGCAAATAACAAAACAGCAAGTGAAAGCGCAATCTACTGAAATTGCGACTACACTTACAAAAGACACGCAAAGGGCAAAATTATTGTCCGAACAAATACAATCCAGATTAAGTTTAGTGGATGGTGAAATTAGAGTTTTAGATGCTAATGGTAATTTAACGGTTAGCACAGTAGAAGAATTGACAAATTCAATAAAGGCGGAATATCCGTTTTTAGTTGATGGTAGTCAAGCCGCTGGGGGCGGAGCAGTAGGCGGAAGCAACAGTGGGGCTGGTGATTCCAAACAAACTATGAGCCGATCTGACTTTGATGCTCTTGACCAGTTTAAGCGGGCAGAGTTTTTCAAAAAAGGCGGTAAAATTATTTAACTTTTTTGGAGAAACTAGCTAATGGCTAACGAACTCACTCTCAACAGTTTGGCTAATGACATTTATGTCTCAGCCGACACAGTCGGTCGTGAACAGACTGGCTTCATTCCAGCAGTAACTATGAATGCAGATCACTCTCGTGGCGGTTTGAATGATAGTGTTAAAGCGGCATTCACTCAAGTAGCGGCACCAACTGATATTACTCAGTTAATGGATATTCCAGAAGGCGCAACTACTGCTATTGATAGCAAATCATTAACGCTTTCTAAATCACGCGCTGTTCAGATTCCTATGGAAGCAGACGCAGAATTGCAATTACGTCAAGGCGGTCATTATGACACCGTTTATGGCGATTTAATTTCTCAAGCAATGCGCGCACTTTCAAATGAAATGGAAGCTGATTTAGCATTAGCGGCAAAAGAAGGCGCTGGCGGTGCTTCTGGTGCTGTTGGTACTGAACCATTTGCTTCTGATTTTGAATCTGTTGCAACTGCCCGATCTCGTCTTGTTGAATACGGTTGTCCAACAACTGATTTGCAGATGATTTTATCTGGTGCTCAAGGTGCTAAATTGCGTGGACTTGGATCTTTAACAGATGCAAACCGAGCAGGTACTGATGCTTTTGCCCGTCAAGATGTTTTGCTTGATTTATACGGTGTTGAAATGCGTGAGTCAGGTTCAATCAGTGCTCATACAGCTGGCGCGGCCACTGGTCTTGATATAACTGGTGCAGATGCTATTGGTGCAACTTCAATTTCATTCGATGGCGGTGATTCAGGAACTATTCTGAAAGGCGATGCTATCAAATTTGCTAACGATACACGCAAATATATTCTTTCAGCAGATGGCGCGGCTTCGGCAACTCCAACTCTTGTTTTGAATTCTGGATTGAAAGATGCAACAGCAGTTGGCGAAGAAATGACTATTGAAGCAAGTCATACTCCATTAGCATTATTCCACAGAAGTGCATTAGAGCTTGCAATGCGCGCTCCTGCTATTCCTTCTGTTGGCGATGCCGCTGATGATTCCATGATAGTACAAGATCCAATTTCTGGTTTGGTTTTTGAAGTCCGTATTTATAAAGGCTACAGAAAATCAATGATTGAAGTTGGTGCTACATGGGGCGTGAAAGCGTGGAAGTCTGACTTCATTCACCGAGTTATAGCTCCCCTATAATAGCTAGTCTAAAATTGCTGTTTCAGTTAATTCCATTAATTTGGTTATTAGCTGAAACGGCATTTTATTAAAAGGGGAATGAAATGCCTACAGCTTTATCTGTTGAAACAGGACAGCAGTCTGCCTCTGCAAATAGTTATATTACTCAGGCGGATTATAATACCTATATTAATGATCGTCATATAGCGAGAGCCGCGGCCGCTCCTTCTGCTGATAATCAGACTATTCATATTCACTCAGCAATGACTTATTTTGAAAGTTTAGAATTTATCGGAAGCAAAGCAACCGAAGATCAGGCTTTACAATTTCCAAGACATAATGTTGTTATTGATGGTTATGGATATGATAGTGATGAAATACCTAATCAAGTAAAAATAGCACTTTATGAAATAGCGTATGCTTATGAGCAAGGCTTTGGAATTGATGATCCTATAGGTAGAGAAACCGCATCTGAAACGGTTGGTTCTTTATCAGTAACCTACAAAAATAGCAGTTCAGACAGAACGCTAACACCTGCCGCTACAAATGCTTTAAGAAAATTAATTAAAAATCCAATGACTGTTGTGAGGGTATAATGGCTTTCAATTATTCGCCTCTTGCAACTACAGCGACCAATTTAATCACTAATTTTGGACAAGCAATTACTTTCACTCGTAGAGCGACAAGTGCTTATAATCCCTTATCTGGTGCAACATTAGGAAATACAACTTATATTGCCCAAATAGTTTTATTAAATGAATCAAAAAATGAATACGGTTCTAATTCAGCTGTTGTAAAACCTGCAAATGGATTACAGGAACAAGAACATAATGCTCTTTGTTCTTCAACTACTGCTCCAGAAATAGGTGATACGGCAACCATAAATTCAGAGCATTACAGAATTACTGGCGTAAAACCAACACAACCTTCTACTACTGTGGTGATGTATGAGCTCAGGCTTGCAGTCTAAAGTTGTAATCAACAACATAAAGAATAATATGCTTGAAAAAGTTCAGGCAACATTATTAAGTATTTATGCAGATACTATTGTTGCAACACCTGTAAGAGATGGCTTTTTAGCTAATAATTGGAATACAAATATTGGTTCAGTAAATACTGGAACAAGAGGTGCCGATAAAAATGGAGGAGCATCAACAGCGCAAGCTGATCAAGGTGTTAGTAATTTAAAAATTGGCGATACTATTTTCTTTTCAAATAATTTGCCATATGCTGTTCCCGTTGAATTTGGTGTTGCTGGTCAGAATAGAGAACCTAGAAGAATGTTGGAAAGATCTATTAGGAATCATGTATGAGTGTTGATTATGGTTTAATAACAGACTCTACAACAGTAGTTACTACTGGCGGAGCGCAACCTGATACATCAAAACCGTTCAGAAATATAAGAGCGGCCTTTGAAAACCAATTCAATACTATGTTAGGACAGGCAAGTATTACAGTTGGAGTATTTGAAAATGTTGAAAAAGATTTATCTGAAATAAGCAAGGATGCACAAACTACAGAATGGTGCAGGGGAACATTAATACCATCTGTAACACGCGGAAGAAATTTAGGCGGTGTATCTGTCGCCACAGAAGAACATAACGGAATATTTCAGATAGATTATTATAATAGAGTCGGTATTGGTGGTTATACTGATAAGTTGGATTCTATTGCGAATCAATTTAGGCGTGGTTTACAGCTTTCTCATGCAGGAACTGTAGTCCATTTAACCAGTGTATCTCTTGGCGTGGGGCGCAGAGAAGATGCTTTTTTTGTAAGAAATGTAGATGTATCTTATTTTGCTGTTACACCAGCTAGGAGTTAAAAATGGCTATACAATCAGGACAAAATACAAAACTGTCCATTCAAGAAGAAACTGCATATGGAACGGCAATAACTAATGCCGCCTATAGTGTTGTTCCTTTTACTTCGGTAAATTTATCTTTAACAAAAGCTACACATGAAAGTAATGTGATTACTGGTGATAGACAAGTCCAAGATGTAATTATGGGCGCACATTCTGTAAGTGGAGAAATTGGTTTTGATCTGTCGCATCAAGCGGCTTATATCGAAATGTTACGAGCAGTTTTAGGTGCTGATGCTTTAGAATCAGGCGGTGATTTTACTATTGGCTTAGAAAGACAGTCATATACTTTGCATCAAACATTTTTAGATATAGGTGGAGATAATGATGTCCATGTATTTAAGGGATGCGAATTAAATAGTTTTTCTATGACCATTCCATCTGATGGATTAATTGAATGTTCTTTCGGTATAATTGGTTCAACAATGACTACTGAAAATGCAGAGATTGATGGAGCAGAAGCAGATTATACAGATGCCAATAATCCATATCATTCGTCTCAAGCGGTAGTTTCTTTAGGTGGTGCAACTACAGCTATTGTTACTGATTTCAGTTTGAACATAGATAATGGAATATCAACGACTAATGAAATTGGTTCTAATTTGGCTGTTCAAGGAGGAATAGGTAAATGTAGAATTACAGGTTCTATGACAGTACACTTTGATACACAAGGTGTTGCTCAAATGGAAAAATTTATCAATAATGATAAAGAAGCTATTATTGTAACTTTTGGATCAGGAGCAACAGGTATCAAATTCACAATGGCAGAAGTAGTTTATACTACTGGCACCGTAGAAGTTGGTGGAGAAGGTCTTGTATCTTGCTCAATGGAATTTACTGCTATTTACAAAGATAGCAACGATACATCTGCATTAGTAATTGATACAGCACTTTAATAAACTCAATTAGCCTCACTGGGTGGGGCTTTTCTAATCCTTGGGGGATTTATGAAATTAGATAGTTTATATACGGCAGATATACATGAAGAAGGATCAGAGATTCGGATTCGTGATGATGCAGGAAAATTAACCAGTTTATACATAAAGGTCAAAGGCATTGACTCTATAACGTATAGGCGAGAACTAAAATTACAAAAGAAAAAGTATTTTGAGGCAGAACAAAGAGGTTCTGAAATAGATGCTGATGAATTTGTAGTTGACGCATTAGTTGCTTGCACTATAGGTTGGCGTGGAACGGATGAAGAATATTCTGAAACTTTATGCAGAGAGTTATATAGCAAAGCACCGTATGTAAAAGAACAAGTTGACGGATTTATGGCTGAAAAAAAGAATTTTACCAAGCCCAAGTCGAAAAAATAGTAGAATTTGGGGAATGGATATTTCATGCCAATACTAGAATGGAAGGTAGTAAGTCAACTCGGTTAGAACAATGGAAGGCTATGGAACAGCAAACTGGAAGAAAACCTGCGCCATTGAAAAATATGCCAGTTTTAGATGAATATTTGGCAGATATATTTAACATTTATAGCAAAATTGCATCAGGTGTTGAATATATTAGATTAGTGGATATAAATGCTTATATGGATTTATATGATGACTCACTAGAGCATTGGCAGGTAGAAGCCATTTTATTGCTCGATAAAGCAAGGGCAAAGGCATGGCAGACGTAGTATCAAATTTAATATTTAAAGCCGATACAGCCCCTCTCAAGCAAGCTGAGAGTGCATTGGATGGAGTTGCAGATGCGGCTAATGATGCAAGTCGTGCCGCAGGTCATTATACTGATGCTAATGGCAGGATGCGTGATGCAAACGGTCGTTTTGTAGGCAGTTCTAAAAAAGCAACAACTCAGCAAAAAAAATTCGCACAGCAAACAGCAAAGACGACCAGAAGCATGAAAGGCATGATTACTGGTTTAATCGCTATGGCTGGCGGATTAACACTTGCCCATAAATTCAAATCTATAAATGAAGATTTTACTAGAATGGACTCTATGCTGATTACTGCCACAGGATCAGTAGACGCGGCCGCATCTAAATTTAAAGAATTACAAGAATTTGCCGCTACAACTCCATTTGCATTAGCTCAGTCTGTTGAAGGCTTTGTAATGCTTAAAAACCTTGGTTTAGATCCAACAATGGAATCTATGACCGCTTTTGGTAATTTTGCTTCTGCTATGGGTCGTGATCTCAATAGTATGATCAGAGCTACTGCCGCGGCATCCACTATGGAATTTGAAGCTTTAAAAACCTTTGGTATAAAAACTATCCAAGAAGCAGAACACGTTCAATTCATTTTTCAGGGTGTAACCACAAGAGTTGAAAAAAATGCCAAAGATATAGTTAGTTTTCTACAAAGTATTGGTAGGGAGAAGTTTGGCGATGCAATGGAACAACAAGCCGCAGTATTTGTTGGTGCATCCAGTAATTTATCAGACGCCTTTGATACATTATTTATTGAAGCAGGGAGAGGCGGTGCTTTGGATTCGATGACTGAATCTTTCCGTAGTTTAGCAGATAGTTTATCAAATCCTGAATCTATTGCTGGAGCGCAAGCTATAGCTGATATGATGGCGGCAATAGTTGGAGCGGCCGCTGGAGGTTTTGAAAATTTGCTTGAATTTATGGGCAAATTAGAAAATATGGCTGGATTAAAAATTGGTGGCGATGGAGAAGGATTAGAAATAATACAAAGGGGAACGGTTGAAGGTTTACAGGTAACAAGCAATTTAATAGCAGAAACCCAAGGAAATATTGCAAGATTAGAAACTAATATAGATAGCAATATACAGCTTTGGTTAAAATTTACCCAAGAAGTAGATAAAGCTTCAGAGGGAACTGGCGGTTTTTTACATACATTAAATACAATATTTAATCCTTTTAATTCTTTTTCTAACCAAGCAGATGAAGCAAAAAATCAAGTTGCAAGTTTAACTGAAAGACTTGAAGAGCAAAAAGAAAGATTGGTTGAGTTACAACAACAATATGAAATTGATACAGGAACTACTTTTACTTCTATAGGTGATACACCGTTAGAAGGATCTCAAAGTGCTGGGGCTGATCCTTTAACTGGTGAAGTTCCCCAAATGTCTTTGGCAGGAGATCAATCAGGCGGATTCTTTGAAGATGCTATAACACCTGAACAATTGAAATTACAACAAGATCAAGAAGCAATAGAAAAACGTAAAGCTTTATTGACTGAATTTGAAGAATGGAAACAAAGCTTAATTCCAACTGAATTGGAGAATATGCAAGAACAACACTTAATGGTTGAAGAAGCTAAGCAATCTCATGCTGATAGATTGTTAGAAATTGAAGCGCAGAAAAAACAAGGAGTTGAAGATTTAGCATTAGAAGAAGTAAATACTGTTAATAGTATTCAAAGCAAAGGAATGCAAGCTGGTATGAATATGCTTGTAAATGCGGCTAAGAAAAAATTAGGGGATAGTAAAGCGGCGGCAATGGCAGGAGTAGCAATAGGCGCGGCAGGTGCATATGCTCAAATTATGATTGAAGGTTTTATGGGTTCTCAAGCAATAAGAGCTGGACACCAATTACAGGCATCATTAATACCCGATCCGTCAGGAGCGACACAAGCGGCAATTTTAGCTAAAGGTGAAACATTAGCAACTGCAAATATGGCTAAAAGTAAAACCATAGCGGCCGCGGCGGCGGCAGTAAAACTAGGAACTGGTGCGGCTAGTGTAGCATTAGGAGGCGGAGGCGGTGGAGGCGGAGGCGGTGGAAGTTCTGCTAATCCAATAAGTGCTTCTGATGTTGCGTCAAATATGGGAAGTGGTGATTCTGTTGACAATGATTTTGTAGACGAAAGAAAAGAAACAGTTATAAACGTGACAGTAAATGATTCTATTGATCCTGCTGGAGCAAGGCGTATTATAGAAGCACTCAACGAAGCAACTGAAGATGGTTTAGAAATTAACGCATTGGTGGCATAAATGGCGTATGTAGTTGTAAATAATGAAGCAGAAGGTAGAGTTCCTAACATAGCTGTTGGATCAGAACAATCTGGTTTTGAATTCAGCAAAGCTATTGACGGAAATCCATCTACTGGCTTTAAAAATGGATCTGGTACACAACCAAAAGTAATTATACCTTTGACTGGTATAACATTTGATACGATAGCGGCTTATGCATCAAGAGAATCTTCTTTTACTTTTTCAGTGAAATATACAACCACATCAAACGTAACTGATCCAAATGATGCAAGTTGGGTTAATTTTGTTGCAGATAAAGCAGGATCTAATGTTGGTAGTGGTAATGCTCTATCATTCAATACGATATCAGGCTCTAACGCTAAAATGATGATTACAAACACTCCTCTAATCAATGTGAGAGGTATTTTATTAACGTTTTCATCAATGGACACCACTTTAGATATTTTGCAATATTTTGTTATTGGCGATTCATATAAAATTCCTATATCAGCACCTTTTAATCCTCCTACTTTTGGTGTTGTAGAAACAATTAATAAAATGAATAATAAAGGCGCACCATTAATACAAGATGTGAAACCAATACCATCTAAGATTAGATTGAATTTAAGAAATCAAAGTGAAAGTGATATGGCAACACATATTACTAATTTAAAAGGTATACAAAATAATCCTTTTTTCCTAACCGCTGGCTCTGATTTATTAGTCCATAATAATCAATCTGATGCTGCTTATTTTTGTATTGTAGATAAAGGTTTAAGTCAGCCAAGATATACAAATCCAACAACAATGTCATGGTCATTTAATTTACTTGGCTATCAATAATGAGCAAACCAATTACACCATATCATTATTATGATTTACTTTTTGCTTGGTACGATGGCGCTGACCCATATGGAAATGAACAAGGAGCATTACCAGCACAAGGTGAATCTATAAGTAAATGGTACGATAAAGGACAAAACAGATTACATTTTACCGCTACAAGTGGAAACGAACCGACATATGACTTAGCAAATAAAAGAATGCTATTTGACGGTTCTCAACATATGACTGTTTCTGGTATAGATAACTTTCCTTCTAAGTCAACTTTTAATGGTACCGCATATATATTTATAGTTGGTGCTTTAGATTATGTAGCTGACTCTCAAACTGATGTTTTAATATCTGGTAAATCCACTGACGGTACTGGCGATTGGACATTTGCTACAGAATATTTTGATTCTGATGATAGTACATTGAGGGTATTTCCAAGTTTAAAATACAAAAAAGCATCTGATAATAGTAATGTAACAGTAGCGGCTGGCGATACTAATGGGGATGGTGTTCCAGATAATCCAGCGGCAGAAGATGTTGGTGATAATGTTGATGCAATTTTTGAAACATTTTTTGGTGATTATACTGGTGCTTTTACAACAGCAAACAATGGAACTATAGGAGTAAATGCTACAGATGCTGGAAATTGGTATAACGATATAGTTTTACAATTAATGAAGAATAATCAAGGTTCAGTACAAGAAACTAAAGGCCATATATATGAAGTATTAATTCTAACAACTGCATTAAATCAGGTTAATCGGAACGCTTTACAAGGTTATTTTAAACACAAATATGGTTTAGGAGATCACGTTTTAAAAGCAGGGGTTGATCAAGCTAATGAGGCAAGGCCATTTCATCCTTTTTTGAGCAACCAACCTCAAACTAATGATTCTGTAATAAGTGTTGTTGATACAGGTGCTACATCCAATATACCTGATTTATATACAGGGATGCACAAAAGAAATCCTAGGAAGCCATTAACATTTGTAAGATTAACATTAGATGAAAATACTTTAAATTCTTCAGATGGTTTTGAAGCAAGAGGCGGTAAAAAACTTTATTATTTCAGTGAAGAAGCAAATTCGCCTTTAACAAGATATGTGCAAAAATCATATCCTAATTTAATTAGTGTAAGCCCAGCTCCAGTTGAAATAGTTCCTACTAAAGGCGTTTCATTACGCGGTACTATAACTATCAAATTAAGAGATTTTGTTGATGCTGGCGAAACTTCTTCATATTTTTCTAAATTTTTAGCTCAAAATCCTTTTTACTTTGGAAGAAGAATAGAAATATTTGAATCTTTCACTGGTGGATTATATTCATACATGGGAGAAACACTAAATTTCATTGATGGAAGAAAAGAATATCAAATAGATAGTATACATTTGAACCAAGGGGTTTTAACTATCAAGGCTAAAGATCCTTTAACTCTTGGTGATAGTTTAAAATCTAAAGTTCCTAAACCTTCAAGGTTCAGTTTGAATGCGGATATTACAAATACAGAAACTGGAAATTTAAGCGTTAGATTAGATGGTACAACTTTAACAGAAAGTCCAACAAACACCTATACAGATTCTAATTTTGCATTATTTGAAGAAACTTTTGGCGCACATGATGCTGAAGGTTTTATGCGAATTAACGAAGAAATAATAAAATATAAAGTTATAAAAACAGGATCAATAGGTTCAAGTCCAAATTGTCAATTAAATATATTAACTAGGCCAGAATGGGGTACTAAAGTAGATGAGCATAGTGCCGATGATACTATACAGCAATGCGTAGTTTTTGGTGATTATACAACTACAAGCAGTGGTAAATTTATTGATGAGGTTGCTTATGAGTTGCTAGTTAATCAGGCTGGAGTATCACCCAATGCCATCGAAACAGGCGTTAGTAAAATATATAGCTGGACTGACGAAAGAGAAACATGGGTAAATACTTTTAAAATAAACGCAATATTAAGCGAACCTAAAGAGGTAAATAAAACATTAGCTCAATTTGCTAATAATACTGGTGTTAATTTCTTTTGGGATGATAACGCTGGCAAAATTAGAATGAAGGCAGAAACTCCTTTATTAGATACATCGTCAATAGTAACTGTTACTGATGATCATATATTACTAAATTCTTTTAATTTAATTAACAGCGAAAAGGATAGAGTTTCAAGAGTTTATTATTATTACGGAATAAAAGATAGTACAGCGGATAGGGACAAACCTAAGAATTTCAAAAACTTATATGTAACTATAGATTCTGACTCTGAAGGTGAAGCTCAATATGGAATTGAATCTAATAAAGTTATATATGGATGGGGAATAAGAGATACATCAACAGCAACAACTATGGGTCAAAGATTATTATCTAGGTATAAAAACACACCTATCACCTGTACTTTTGAAGTAGATAAATCAGTAGACGATATTAGAACTGGTGACCACTTTTTTTTAAATACAAGACATATATTAAATTCTGACGGTACTATAAGACCTCAAACAGAAATGCAGTGTGTTTCATTAACCTATGATTCTAAAAAACAAATAAATAAAATTAAGGCTATAAGTTTTAATTTTAGTGGTGCAAATTTAGGAAAAATAACCGCGAATATAGATACTGTAAATGCCGCTGGTTCAGGTTACAGCGCAGGAGATACATTAACACAAGCCAGTGTAACTCCTACTGGCGGTACTGGAATGACTGTCACAGTTAATACTGTGTCTGGTGGTGCAGTTGCTACTTATACTGTTACAGATTATGGTCAAAATTATAATGTTGGTGATGTAGTAACATTTAACGGTGGTAATAGTGATTTCAAATTAAATATAAATAGAGGATCATTTGCGAGAGAAGGCACTGGATTAGGAAATACTGCATCTCCGTATACTGGAAATAGATTAATAAATTCATATATTTCATGTGACTCCGTAATACCATCTGCTAATGGAGGTGCTGAAAGCAGACAATTTATAGAAGTTGTTTTATCTGATGCTGGTTCTGGTTATGCTACAGGAACTCATGCTTTTACTGGAACAGAAATAACAGGTAACTCTACTGGTACTGGTTTAGCTTTAAGTGTAGTTGTTAATGGAAGCGGAAACGTAACCGCTATAACTGTAACAAATAATCCAGTTACAGGAAGCGAACCAACAGAGGCATCTCCAAAAGGTTATACATATGGGGAAATTTTAACCCTGAACGGTCATAGCGGGAATAATGCTAGATTTATAATTCAACCATCAGCTAAAATGTCAACTGGCGGTGAGCCTTATATGGTAGTTTAATATGACAGTATACAGAAGAATAAGTGATACAGAGGTTCAAATAGATGCACCTTTGACTCAGCAATTATTTAAGGCTTTGAGAGATAATGTTTTAGCATACATTGAAGGAGATGCCAGTTTAAGTAATACACCTACTGGTGAAGGTATTAGGTATACTGCTTTCCAAAGCCAAACAGAACCACAGGCTGGTAATGTTGTTGCCGCTCAAGTTGTTGGACATTTTTCAGCGGATGATTCTTCTGGTATTGCTATATATATAAGAAGGGCTGGAACATTTAGAGTAAGATTGGAAATGACTCAAGAAAGATCGACTGATATTGGATCAAAAGATGGTAATGTCAATGAAGCAAAAACAACTGGTTTAGTTAGATTAAACAGAGGTGGAGTTTTTTCTAATATTGGAAGCACAATTACAGCATCTAGTCATTCAATTAGCGGCATGAAAGTTATGGATGAATTCGATTACGTTTTTGAAAAAGATGATGTGGCTTTTGTTAAAATAGACGAAACAGATACTAATGCAGAGGCTACTGCTGTTTTAACTATTTCTGTAGCTGATACAAATGCAATTTATGGATGTGACGCTATAGGAAAAATAACCTAATGAGTACATACAGAGAAATACCAGATGCAGAAATTGCTGTTGGTCAACCTATAGATCAGGCGTTAATTCAGACTTTGAAAGAAAATATTGATGCACAATTTGATGGCGAAGTAACATCACCGCAAATTTCACCATTAGCGCTTGCAAGGTCTGCTCCTGTTGCAGGAGGTAGAATGATTTATCAATTAACAAGATTGCATGAATCCGATAATACTACTCTTATGAGAATATTTTTTAGAGTTGCAGGTACTTATAGGGTTAGGCTTGAATCCCATAATTTAGATAGTTTTAGTTCAGATTCTGAGGATGGCGCGGCATTAACAAATGATGCTGGTAGGAGTAATGATTATAGTGGAAGGCTGGATAAAATTGCGGCATCTGATGGTTCATCAACTCGCATAGGAACTTTAACTAACAATGTATCTCCAGGTAATAGTAATAGTTCTAATACTCATGCAGAAATAGATGTGGATCATACTTTTGCGGTTGGAGATGAATTACAAGTTGATATAGATGTTGGCGGTGCGGCACCAGTAGGACATACAACAATCAAAATAGCTACTGGTGATTATGACGGATTATTTGGTGTTAATGTTTACGGGAAAATAACATGAGTTATATAGAAATAGATGATTCTGAAATAGCTATTGATGCTCCAATAACTAATAATTTAATTACTAAATTAAGAGATAATTTAGATGCTATTAAGAATGGAGATAGCTCTGCACCCCAAACAACAACGCATGGAAAAACAAGCATAATAAATAGGGATGTTTTAAAAAGATCAACTCCGACAGCAGGGACATATATTATATGGCATTCACAAAGTTCAGCAGATGGCGATGATAGTTCAGTTTTAAGTTGTTATGTTGATACTGCTGGAGAATATAAAATAGAAGTTAATGCAAGGCATGGTCAAACAGAAAATACAGGAGATCAATTACCTTTAAACCATACTGGTACGGTTTCTTTGCGTGTAACAGATCATAGCGATGATACAACTACAGTTTTACAGACAGATACAATTAATAGATTTGAGGCGGCTAATTATTCTATAGACCGTAATTTTGCCACAGCAGATCAAACAATATTTTTAAAAGTAGAAGCTAATGGTGACAGAATGAGAATGGTATTTTCATTAAGTATAGGTGTTGCCGATTCAGATACAATGTACGGAATAGACGTTAGAGGAAATTTAACATGACAGTTGAAACTCATATAGCATCAGATGTTTTTATAGATTTAGACTTTTCAGAGCTTGAATCTATGATAAATAATATAAAATCTGATAATCATAAAATATTTCCTGAAGAAAGAGGGGCATTGAAAGACAATATTTATGAAGATTGTAAATTTCATAATATGGCAGTCAATGCAAAATTTTCTTCTGTTCAGCGTAATAGGTCATTAGGCTCTATGGTTGATCTATGTAGAGAGGCTTTAAAAAAATATCAGCCTGATTGTGGTTTAGAACTCCGTAATAGTCTTTGGTATCAAAAAGATGAATACATGGGTTGGCATACAAACAAATATTCAGAAGGTTTCAGGTATTATTTAATTTGGGCTGAAGAAGAAAATAAATCTTTTTTTGATTATTATGAAGATGGTGAGTTAAAAACAATCACAGCACCTAAAGGCTGGTCAGTTAATTCTTTTTATTGTGGCGGTGTTGGCAATGAATTAGCACATCAAGTAAGATCAGAAACTAACAGACTCTCTCTAGGGTTCAGATTGAGGTAATTATGGCTACAGCAATTAAGCAAAGACGCGGTAATACTTCAGAGCATAATGCATTTACAGGGCTTGAGGCTGAGATTACCGTTAACACAGAAACTAAAACTATTCATGTGCATGATGGTTCTACTGCTGGCGGTATTCCTTTAGCTAAAGCCAGTG